AGATGCATGCTGTTGTAACTTTGTATTTTGATAAAACCGTTTTTGATGTTGGGATTTGAAATTGGTAAACCGCATGTGGGCCGCTGAGCACATCCTGTACCGGCTACGGTATTATTGAGTCCGCCTCCAGGCTGCCCAGGTATTGGGGTTGAACCACCTGTGCCTAACAGTTCTGGATGACCAAGATATAAATTGGCTTCTTTGGTTGCTCTGTCGCCAATACCATGTCTCACCTGCACAGATGACTTGATAATTGCTGCTGCTCCTTGCAAATCTTGATTGGCAATGCAGTTTGTCAATCCTTGATTTATCATCCAAACTACAGCAGATGGCAAGTTGTATTGCACACTGGTCAAAGCTGCTTGTTGATAAGGACCAAGCAGATCCCACGCTCCGCCTAACCTGCTATGAGCTCCTGCCATGTAAATTTGAACGTCTATGGCCAATAATGCCAATGCCTGTTCTTGGGTGCAGGTAGCACACCCTGCTTGCGGAACTTTGCTGTTGACAACTATTCTACCAGCAGTACCAGTATTGATATAACCTTGTGCAAACTCATTGTCCTTGATTTGGTGTCCGTATGCAATGCTTACATGAGCCGATTGTTTGTCCCAATATGCTGAGAGTTTCACGCCTTCCACTTGAGGTAAAAATTGCTGAAGAACACTGGTTGTTGTAACATTATCTGTAGGCGGTGATCCTGGCGTAGATGCAACAGTAGTTGAAGCTGCAACAGTTCCTGTATTTTTACATGTAGGTGCAGGCGGCACCGGAGCAGGCTGAGTGCTTGTACAACCGCCAACGCCTGGTGTGTTGGCTACTCCTGTAGCAGAAAGCACCGCTGATCCACTTTGTGGTTGTGTAGAGCTAGGTCCAGTTGGTTCTCCACCTGTTGAACCAGTTTGCTGAGGTGTAGTACCAGCTGGATCAGCAGGTTTTAGTAGTGCTTGCACATCATTTGTCAAAACATTGTAGTCCCGGGGAATTACATTGTCATTGGTTGGATAATTGCTCAGCGCTATGGTTTGATCGCCGCTTACAGTGGCAAAAGTTTTGATTGTTGCAGCTGATACAGTATTATAAGGCAATATCCACACATAATTTGATGCATTTAAGGTGCTACGTATAGCGGTGATATTGGCCAACAACAATGTTTGATCGGTTTCTGTTTGTCCTGTGCTTACAACACCATTGACAATGCCATCTGTACCGCTTACATTGTTTTGTACAGCTAGTAGTGCATCAGTTGATGTTGTGTCTGGCGATGCCAACGATGTACTGCCTGGAATTCTTTGAGCCACAGCAGCAGCAGTACCATCCCCGATCATAGCAGCAGGGCCAACTATGGGAGGTTCTGGTTGCGGAACATTTGCGCCTGGATTAACCACAGGCGTTTGTGCAGTGGTTCCTCTTGCCTTCATATAGATGTTTTGTCCAGCCTCTATGTTTACATCTTGGTCAGCACGAAAATTCAAACTACCCTGACTGCGCAGACTTATATCTCCGTAAGCATACACATCGATTTTACCACCTGCATCCATGCTTATCCAATTTTTGCCATCAACTGAATTGAGATAAATGCAGCCAGTTGTATCATTAAGCAACAGTTGCACACCGTTGGCAGTGCGCAATCTAATATATGAATTGGCAGGATCTTCGTCAAAAACAAACTGACTGCCGCCGGGAGTTAATATACCAGACACCATATTTGGTGGATCACTTCTACGCGCCCCTGCACTGGAAACTCCGCGAATAGTGTCACTTTGTAAGCCTTGTTGAACTAGCTGAGCTGCCAACGGATACAAGGGCCTTGTTTGAGGCTGCCCATTTGGTTGTGTAAGTTTTTTGTTGTATTCAGCTGTTGGTAATGTAGCTTGACTGTCATTACCAGGTATACCTGGCACCATTTGATTCATGTTTTGTTGAAACAAACAACCTATCCATATTCCTCTAGCAGGATCGCCGTTGATAAAAGCTACAACTACTTCATTGTTGATATCTGGTGGCACAAACCACATGCCATAACTGCGTTGTGTACTGGTAACTGAGCTGTCATTTTTATTGTCATAGACATTGGTGGCACCTGCAAATGGTGCACAATAATTGACTGTAAACCATCCAGTTTCATCATTGGGATCAGATCCTAGTTCAGGTATCCATACCTTAAGTCTGCCCATGTATAAACCGTCACCAGCGTCTTTGACAAAGCCTACATAAATTTTATCTTGCAGTGCGGCACGGCCAGCAGGTTGTAAACTGTATCCTGGCGGTGTTTCGTAGTGTCTTGACCATGTTACCATGTAGATATTTATTGGTGAAATATCAACCTTTTTTTGCCAAACGGTAAATTATCAAGTTTTAGGAATTATCTGTGCATATGTAGACTGAACTGTGTTGGCGAAACCTTGCAGCGACGATGCCACTGTGTTAGTGGCCGCACTGGCAGCTTGGGCACTATTGGTCGGTGGATTGGTTGGCGGATCTGAAAGTATATCTCGATTGGAATGCAATGTCTGACTGAATGTACCATTTTTGAAAATGCTTTTTACTCTTAACACTTTCCAATATCCATTCCACATAACTGTTTTATCATTGAAATTCATAAAGCCGGTACTTTCATCATAACTGGTACCAGTTTGAAGGCTAAACACATAACCTACATCGCCGCCAAACCACCAGGCAGCAGCAGTTCTAATTGTTGGATCAGGCACTGTGCCTTTGTTGATATAAACCAATTCATCAAGATTGCTGAAGCCTAACCAGTAAGGATCACCTCTAATTTCCAAATCCATGCGTACCATAGGCTGAGATCTAGATTCGTTGAGAATACTAGCTAAAACCCCTCTAGATGGCGGAGTATTGTCGGCATTTGATGATTTACTGTTATTCTGTTGAGGACCATCGTTGCCCATTACTGTGTCTTGAATATAAGAATCGCCTGCAGCTCTACCACTAATGGGAAACGGATTGGGCGAAAACAATGATGTTCCAACATCTTCTATGTATGATGCTTTTCTTTGTAGATATAATGGTGTATTTGCAGACGTAACAGATTTGGCTGCAGCTGCAACATTTTCTGTGGTTTTAGCTGCCATAGCTTTAGCTTCGGCAACCAATGTTGCTTGTTCTCCTGTACTTGCGTTTGTTTTGGTCACACTGGCCAACTGACTCGTTGCCACCTGATCATTTTGCTGTGGATTGGTGTTGCCCAGTGTTTGAGTTACCACAGGTTTTGGAGCCGCAGCACCATCTGGATTGTTGCTGGACACAGCTGCAGGGGCGGTTGATATAGTAGCTGCAACACTGGTTTGATTTGAATTGTTGAATTGATTAGTTTGAGCATTGGCAACACCTTGTGCATTGAACTGTGCACCGACAGTGAAATTTCCATAGGTACGTGTGCCTAAATTTTCAACTATGCCTAGCTGATCTTTGATTGTAAGGTGCAAGTCAAACTTGGTAACATCTAAATTTTTTCCAGTATAGGTCCAAAAATAGTGTTTGACAAAATTCTTTGATGTTGCCAGTGCTAGTTGACGCTGTTCCTGTACACCAGGAGTTCTTGTCCTAGCAGCATTGTCTAAATCTATTATGGCTCTAGCAGTGGGATATCGAACAAATGTGTATGTTACCACACGTCCATAATCATTTAGTTTTGGATCAAAGAAATCATTGTCAAGGTCGGTCCATGTGTGCAGTGCTATTAAATTTGCCAAGCCATTGGCCTTTAAAGCAGCTTGACCTTGTGTACCTGACGAATTGGAATTGCCTTCGCCTGCTGCCCAATTTTGTGCGTCGGTGCTCATACTGGTTACAAAGTTTAGTATGCTGTTGACATCCATGCCCTTGGCCACTGTAATAGTTGGATTGGTTAGATTGCCAGTGGTAGATGCCTGACGTTGACTGTTTACAGGTTTTTTATCAAATTTCCAATTGGCAGCAAAATCTGTGTTAAATTTATACGAAATTTTTGGTTTTTTGCTGTCGTATGAATTGGCATTGTGTGTGGTCATAGCCTTGGCCAATTGTGCAAAAAAGGACCCAACAGTGCTGGCTGTAATTTCAGTATTATCTGTCAACACTGCCACGTGATCGGCAGTGCCATATAAATTGTGAATCAAAAATTTGAATTTATATGTAGTACCTGCCTCTGTGGTGTGGCTGTCAAAATCTTGGAAGTCTACCTGCCACACTTTATATATGTTGTTGAGACCGGTATTGATGGTACCATCTTCATTATACCCTGTGAACCAAATTTCAATGAAATATATCCCTGCCTGCAGATAATTTTTAATGCCTATACTTTGGGCAGCTCCAAACAGATTATCCATTAGAGTTATACCATAAGGTTCGACAACAGTCATTGTGGCTGTCAATTCATTGGTTTGAGGCGTTTGCGGAGCACCTGGTAGTATAGTATCCAGCTCAAGGTCTGTGATATTGTACAAGCCTGTTACACCTGATTCTGCTATGATAATCTTGCCTACATTGTTGCGAAAAATTGAGCTGGCTGCACTTGCTTGCTTGGTTAACGAACTGGCATCACCTTCTGTGACCATACTCCATCTAATATGATAGGTATAATTGGCACAAGAATCTAAAATATTAGGTGTAAAGCTGATAAAAGCGTCAGGCAGCACAGCAGCGTCTGTAGACGATGATGCAGCAGAGGTTGCGTTTTGTTGCGTAGGTTGTTGAATTTGAGCTTTTTGTTCGATAGCAGATTGGGCATCTGTTTTGCTAGCAGTAGTTGACACAGTTGCTGCTGTGGCTGTGCTGGTGTCTTGAGGACTAGGAGGTGCACCACTAGGTGATCGCGCTGCTGCTCCATTTTGAAATTGTGTTTGTTTGACTTGTGCTTGCTGACTAACACCGGATGGCTGTGGCATTTTATGATCCTGCTAGAGGTAAGGAAGTTTTGGCTGGCAAATATATATTAATACCGGTTACCAGATCATAGACTGGATCTTGAATGATATTTGGATTTCTCATGGCAAACACCCACCAATATCCTGTTGTGCCATAAAGATCAAAACTCAACAGGTCTGGACGATGTTGATAATTTGAAGTCACTGTAAAGTATGTATCATTGGTATTGGGATATACTTGTACATTTTTATCCCAATAGGCCAAGTATGGAAGATAATCATATATCTGAGGAGTTGTAGCATACGGACTTGTTGAATTATATGCACTTTGACTCATATCCATGTTCCTTGTGTTAATAATTGTCCAGATCTAAATTGATCTAGATTAAATGCACGCAACCTCTGAGGCGTATTTTGAACCACCAAGCTGACTGATATAGAAAAAACAGCTGGAAGCCAAGCATATCCTTGCGCATTGGCAGATGTTCTGCTGCCTGGTTGATCACTAGCCGGTACAGAAGGATTGTAATTGCTCAATTGATTGGTGTTTATATTATCAAATGCAGTGGCAGTTTGTGCAGGGGTTAATGGCAGTGCAGGATCTGTTGAAATTATACTGCTGTTATTTACTGAATAACTGGTTGCTACGCCAACATAATCAACATCTTTGGGAAGAGTTACAGTAAATTGTGTCACTATAACAGGTAATGCATTAAACATATATTGACCGTATGCATCAAATAATAAAACTGGAGGTGGTGTTCCAGCCTTGGGATCATTTTGACCAAAGTACATTTTACTAACAGTTCTCAAAAAGTGTATACATGCCAACGAATAGAGACCTTGCGTTTGATTTTGAACAGTGAATTCTCCCTCTACAGTCAATTTCAACGCTGGAGTCTTGCTGTATGAATAAAAATCTTGGTTGGCATGTACAGTTTCTAAATTGGTATATGTTATATCTTGGCTCCAAGTAATGGTGGGTTGATACGGGAACAGCATGCCATTGGTATTATACAGTGGACTCAACAAACCTGAACCTCCTAGTATCTGGCTCATTGCATTGGGTTTAGGACGCAATCGTACTCTGCGACCTGCGGCATCATTGAGATTTTGTTGAGCCGGCGGCGGATCAGGAATGGGGCTGGCAGTCAAACTAGCCGATTGGTTATTTGCTGCTGGATTATATGGTAGTGGTGCAGCTGGTGCAGCAGCGCCAGCTGAAACTGTTGTTCCTGCAGCGTTGCTCAGAGATGCTTGCTGTCCATTGGCTCCATCAGAGGTTGATCCGCCAACTGGTGGAGCTTGCCCGGCAGATCCTGCAGCAGGGTTGGGTTGTTGCATCTGTCCTGGGGATGGGGTTACCACCACAGTCGCTACATTAGAACCAGACATTGTTTTTATCCTAAAAAATCAAAGATATTTATGGTCATAATTAACCCATTGACCTGCAATGATCCTTTTTGACTATATGTAGATAAATTGTTACAATTACAAGATTATTGCATGCAAAGGAAATCTATGGCTATAACATCTCCTCCTAATAAAATAAAATATCTTACCAACAAAGATTTACTAGAGGAGATACATCGCAGCAAAGCAAGTTATTGTAGTTTTGTTGATCCTCTACATGCAAGATATGATTTTATAGTTGCAAACACCTCTCTGATAACCAAGAAGCGTATTGACGACGCAAGAAAGAAAAAACTTGCAGAATTGCAAGCAGCAGAAAAAAAGGAAAATATCAGTCGAGGGGTTAAAGACTTCAAAAGTCAATGGTCTATAGATTCAATTCCTCCAGAAAGCATTGTGGTTAGAGTTATGACATATGATCATATACCGCTAAATCCTGAAAAAGCAGGCAAGGCCAAAACAGAAGGAGAAAAACACATACGTTGTAATTTCCCTCCTTTTCAACATTATATCATGCAGGAAGATCAGTTAACATGCGTATTGAAAAGTCATTGGATAGGTGGTTTGGAAAATGGTTATTTTTCCAAAGATCATGGAAAGATGACCAATAAACTAGCGCTGATGTTTATGAAATTGGTTGATCGTTACGGACATAGAGGCAATTGGCGAGGCTATACCTAT